CAGAAGCAGAACGATTGTCGGCACTGAAAGCACAGGCGGATATTTATGTCATCAACCGTGAGAATGTGCAGTGGCTGATTGAGAAAAGCGGGATCCCCTTTGATTTTGACATGGTGGTTGTGGATGAACTTTCATCATTCAAGAATTACCAGTCCAAGCGGTTCAAAGCACTGATGAAAGCAAGACCGAAGGTAAAAAGAATGGTGGGTCTGACAGGGACCCCTTCTTCAAACGGTTTGATGGATTTATTTGCCGAGTTCAAGTTGCTGGATATGGGGAAGCGGCTTGGCAGATTCATCGGACAGTACCGCAGCACTTACTTTACACCGGACAAGCGGAATGGGCAGGTCGTTTTCAGCTACAGACCACTGCCGGGAGCCGAGGACCAAATATACCGGAAAATATCGGACATTTCTATTTCCATGAAATCCACGGACCACCTGCTTATGCCGGAACTCATCAGCAGCCAGTATGAAGTGCAATTATCTGATGCGGAACGTAAACGGTATGAAGAACTGAAGAAGGATCTGGTACTGCAGCTGCCGGACGGTGATGTCACAGCCGCCAATGCGGCATCCCTCACGATGAAGCTTTCCCAGATGGCAAACGGTGCGATCTATTCTGATGACGGGACGGTGCTTCCTATTCATGACCGGAAGCTGGATGCATTGGAAGATATCATCGAAAGCGCCAACGGCAAGCCGGTTCTGGTGGCCTATTGGTTTAAGCACGATTTAGTACGGATCCGGCAGCGGTTTACCGTGAGGGCAATCAATACCTCGCAGGATATAGCGGACTGGAACGCCGGTGCGATTCCCATTGCAGTTATTCATCCGGCATCCGCCGGTCATGGACTGAACCTGCAGCAGGGCGGCTCCACGCTTGTCTGGTTCGGATTGACATGGAGTCTGGAGTTGTACCAGCAGACGAATGCCAGACTCTGGCGACAGGGACAGACATCTAGAACCGTGGTCATTCAGCATATCATCACGAAAGGGACCATCGACGGACGCATCCTGAAGGCCCTGAAAGAAAAAAACAAGACCCAGGCTGCACTGATTGATGCAGTCCGGGCCAGCTTGCGAGGAGGCAGCCTATGAGTGTTATCTGGAAGTACCTGAACAAACGAAGCGGTGCCATTGATGCCATCAGGGATTACGACAGCATGACGTTCATCATCGACAACACCAGCGAGGATATCAAGCAGGCATATGCTGCCATGACCAGCCTGCATCCGTCCGGCTCCGATGGGATGCCGCACTCCTGCAATCCGCATGTCGCAGAAGATCATATCATCTCCGGCATGGCAGACATCGACATCCTGAAGGAACGTTATCGGCAGGCTGTGGAATACATGACGTGGTTCCGTCCTGCATGGGAGAAGCTAAGTAGCGATGAGCAGTATGTACTGGAAACCTTCTATGCTGACGAGGATGCACAGACGAGCGCCGTCTATGCCATAGCTGATCATTTCCACATCGAGCGATCATCCGCCTATAAGAGGAAGAATCGTGCATTGGCTAAGTTTGCCATTCTTTTGTTTGGAAAGACATGATGTCCAAAATCGCGGACGCATTTATTCATTTGACGTGTTATACTAATAGCATGAAAGTATGAGAGAAGCCTTCGAGGGAGCAATCCTTTGGAGGCTTTTGCTATGTCTGGAGATGAGTGCTTTGCCTTGGAAACCAAAGAAACCGTGCGCCTACCCCGGCTGCAAAGAGCTGACCGTGAATCGGTACTGCGAGCAGCATCAAAAATTAATGGACAAACGTTATGACACGTACGAGCGCAACCCTGTTGTCAAGAAACGATACGGCAGAGCGTGGAAACGCATCCGGGACCGGTACATCGGAAGGCATCCCCTGTGTGAGATGTGTCTGAAGAACCACAAGACCATACCGGCAACGGAGGTACACCATATCCGTCCCCTATCCCGCGGCGGCACCCATGACGAGGATAACCTTATGGCATTATGCAAGCCGTGCCACTCGAAGATAACCGCCAAGATGGACGACCGCTGGCATCATGCCAAAAAGGAATACCACTACGAATGACTACACTCCGCCGGGAGGGGCGGTCCAAATCTCTGGCGCGCCGAAATGCTAGACCGGTGCTGGGGTCACACGCACAAAAATTACGGTTCAAACGGGGGATTTACCGCATGGGAAAGGAGTTGAACAGCCATGGCCAAGGACGGAACCAATCGCGGCGGCAGACGGATCCGCGCCGGGGACAAGCCGGAGGCGCTGGCCGATAAGATTGCCAAAGGAAAAGCAGCCACCATTATCGATCTGCCGACACCTGCCTTAGAAGGGGCAGAGTTAAACGATGCCGCAGATCTCACCGGCGAGGACATGCCGAATCCCAGCGACTATTTGTCTGCCCGGCAGCGGGACGGCAAGCCGCTCGGTGCGGATGATCTGTTCCGCCAGACCTGGCGATGGCTGAAGGATCGCGGCTGCGAACGGCTCGTCAATCCCCGGCTGCTGGAAGCCTATGCCCAGGCATTTGCCCGATATATCCAGTGCGAGGAAGCCATCAGCACCTATGGACTTCTTGGAAAGCACCCTACGACCGGTGGTGCCATTACCAGTCCGTTCGTGCAAATGAGCCAGTCATTCCAAAAACAGGCGAACCTGCTCTGGTACGAGATTTTCGATATCGTCAAGCAGAACTGCACCACAGCGTTTGTGGGAAGTCCGCAGGATACGATGATGGAACACCTGTTGCAGGCACGGAAAGGAAAATAACCATGGAACTGATTAAAAAGAATATACAAGACCTCATCCCGGCAGCTTATAATCCGAGAAAGAATTTGCAGCCGGGCGATCCGGAATACGAAAAGCTGAAACGCTCGCTGGACGAGTTCGGCTACATCGATCCGGTTATTTGGAACAAGCGCACCGGCAACGTGGTCGGCGGGCATCAGCGTTTGAAGGTGCTCCAGCAGGAAGGCATCTCGGAAATCGACTGCGTTGTCATCGACATGGACACCGAAAAGGAGAAAGCCTTAAACGTTGCCCTCAATAAAATCAGCGGCGACTGGGATACGAATAAATTAGCGCTGCTCATTACCGATCTGCAGGGCAGCGACTTTGATGTATCGCTTACCGGCTTTGATCCAGCAGAACTGGATGACCTGTTCAAGGCCAATATGAAGGATGGGGTACATGAGGATGACTTTGATGTGGATGCCGAGCTTAACAAGCCGGTGTTTTCCAAGGCTGGTGATGTGTGGCAGTTGGGAACACACCGATTGTTCTGCGGCGACAGCACCCAGCCGGAAACATACCAACAACTATTGCAGGGAACACCGGTCAATCTGGTGGTCACCGATCCGCCGTACAACGTCAACTACGAAGGCCGTGCGGGAAAAATCAAGAACGACCATCTGAAGGACGACAAATTCTACCAATTTTTATATGATGCGTTCACCTGTATGCACACCGTTATGGCAGACGATGCTAGCATCTATGTATTCCACGCCGACACCGAAGGACTTAACTTCAGGAAAGCCTTCTCGGATGCCGGTTTTTATTTGTCCGGCTGCTGCATCTGGAAGAAGCAGTCGCTGGTGCTGGGACGCTCGCCCTACCAATGGCAGCATGAGCCGGTGCTTTACGGTTGGAAAAAGAAAGGAAAGCACGAATGGTATACTGGGCGAAAGGAATCCACTATTTGGGAGTTTGATAAGCCAAAAAAGAATACGGACCATCCCACCATGAAGCCGATACCGCTTCTGGCCTACCCCATTTTAAATTCCAGCATGACCGGCTGCACCGTGCTGGATCCATTCGGCGGCAGCGGCTCGACGCTGCTGGCCTGTGAGCAGACGAAGCGACGCTGCTACATGGTGGAGCTGGATGAAAAGTTCTGTGATGTGATCGTGAAGCGATATATCGAGCAGGTCGGCTCGAGCGAGCAGGTAAGCGTGACACGAAATGGAAAAACGTATACCTATACTGAAGTGGAGGCAACATAATGCGTGTATTTATCAACCCCGGGCATGACCGGGAACGGGACAGCGGTGCGGTGAATCCCAATACCGGACTGCGGGAATGTGATGTGGCTGCAACGATTGGGGAATTAGTGAAAGGGTACTTGGAGAAGGCAGGCTGCGAGGTGCAGCTCTTGCAAAGCGATAACCTGGCCGGGGAAACACCGGAGCTGCCCTGCGTGGTGGATACGGCAAATGCCTGGCCCGCCGATGTATTCGTCAGTCTACACTGCAATGCCGACAGCGGCTGTGCCCGTGGTACAGAAACGCTTATCTATGCCAACGACAGCGGTTCGTCTCCGCAGCTTGCCGCCTGCATCCAGTCGCAGATTGTGCAGAGCCTTGGTACGGTGGACTGCGGCTTGAAGGAACGGCCCAACCTGATCGTGCTGAAGGATACTACGATGCCAGCCGTTCTGGTGGAAACAGCTTTTATTGATAACGAGGATGATGCCGCGCTGCTCACGAATAACGCGGATGATTTCGCCCGGGCCATTGCCCGCGGCATAACAGATTTTGAAGGGAGATACTAATATGGATATCGAAACGATTAAAAATGAACTCAAGGAACACATTCTGGACTCGGTGCAGGAGGATGCCAAGAACGCCACTATTTCCTGGCTGAATACGACGGTGCTTCCGGCAGCCAAAGAAGTAGCGGATGCGTATACCGCTGCGTTGCAGGAATCTGCCGGTAAGGAAACCGGCTGGAACAAATTCCGCGATCAATGTTTTCTGCCGACACTGATTGACGGCGGACTGTGGCTGACCGGAAAACTGCTCGGCAAAATGTTGGCAGTACAAGAATAATACGTGTAATTTATGGTGCAAACCTCTTGCTATAATTGCCGGGTAGAGTGATATATGTACATGACAAAAAACGAAAGGGGTTTACTACCATGAAAATACTGTACCATGCACAAGGAAAAAACCGTAAGGAACTGGCTGATGCCATCAGCACCATTACCGGAGCCGCCAAAGTGTATCAGGGGATTCCCAGCTACGCCTACAAGATTGACTGCTTTACGGTCGACCGCGACGGCAATCTTAATTTTGATGACAGTACAGAAATTAAGGATTTGCTCGAGAGACTCGATAACATGGGATTCCATGCCGATCCAGCCGAACCAACAGGGGAAAAACCTGACGATTCGGCGTCTAAGCAGGAGAACATAGACGACTTGGTGCTTGCCATGCCGCGTTCCTTCTTCACCGATACGGCACTGGAAAATCTCAAGAAACTGATTCAGGCCAAGAGCAGCATTATGTTAAAAGTTTTTCAAATCGATGTGCTGCGCATACAGGTAACAGAGGATAAAATTTTATTTCCCTGGTTTACCGGCTGTCCGGATGCCGATATGGTAAAAACCTGCACCCATTTCATTACGGCACTCTGCCATCTGGCTAAAAAGCAAAAACGGGTGCTGGCAACAGAACGAGTATCAATCAACGAAAAATATGACTTCCGCTGCTTTCTGCTCCGGCTTGGCTTTATCGGAAAGGAATACAAGAACGAACGGAAGCTGCTCCTGCAGCACCTTTCCGGTTCCTCGGCCTTTAAAAACGGCAGAAAGGAACATAATGATGAGATATCCGAATAAAATCAGGAAGAAATAATCACACAATATTATAGCTATACCAAGACTGCCCACTTTGGCGGTCTTTTTTGTTGCCGTAAAGGAGGTGACGCTGTTTGCGAAAGTTGAAACGCTATCGTTCCACGAAATTCAAGGCCAA